TGTGTCTCCTCCATTACAGCACAAAATAGCAACATTGCGTAACGAAGATGAATCAGCATAATCAGCAGTCTTGTAAACGCCGCCATACATGCGGTAAATATAAGTCCGATTAACATCTAATGGCCCGGCAAAACAAATAGCCAGGACATTACAATATGAGCCGCCATAAAATCCATTAATCTGAACATCTTGTATCAAAGCAGATGAGACAGGATAAGCCACCGTCCAGGTTATGGCATCCGTTGTATTAACCAAGATGGCAAAGTTGGCCGTCCAGCTTCCCCCCGAAGTTACCGGATAAATATAGCTGCCGTATGCCGAGGTTCCGATTAACCGCCCACCTCTTGGCATGAATATAGTGCTGTCAATACGGTAACTGCCGTTTAACAGGCGAACCGTCTTGAGATCGCTGGCATATACCGCATTGATAGCCGGGGCATTATCGGTGCCTGCACCAGAGTCGGCATTAAAATCCGCCTTGCCCCCAAACCACTCGCAGTAACCCTCAGTCGCAGTTCCAGGCCCAAAGGTGACTTTACCCGTGCCGGTGAGGGAGAAGATTTGATAAGGCCCGGCGACAAGGGGACCATTGATGCTGAGGGTTTTGGTGGTGGCGATTTCAAGCACAGCTCCCGGCACCGCATCCAGTGGCGCGGTAATGGTTAGATCATCGCTCACCGGCCACGTTCCCGGGGTCAGCAGCAGGCGCCGCCCGGCGGCATTGGCCACAGCCACGGCGCTTTGCAGGTGTACCCAGGAAGGGGCGCCATATTCGGAGAGCACCACATCCCCGGAGCCATACGTATTGACCCCGTTGCGGGTGGCATAATAGGATACCGCGGCCAGGTTGGCGGTGAGATTGGCCGTGGCAACCACCACCGTGGAGTTGGGGGCGCCGTAGGTGCAGGACACTACCGTGTTGGGTTTAAGCCCATCGGTGCCGCAGTCAGCCACCAGGCGCTTGCCCGGGGTCAGGATGGCGGAGTAATCCCCAGCCAGGAGAAAGGTGGTGGTGTTGGAATATGTGGGTGCAGGCTCGATCAAGGTTAGAGAATTAACGGTGCCGACCCAGTTGGCGATAACCGCACTGAGTTCGTTTACCTGAGTTCCCACCGCATCGAGAAAACTATTGTAGACCGTATGCCACCGCGCGGTGGAAAAGGTCAGTTTGTACTGGTCGTAAACTCCGGCGGAGGCCGCAAAACTCCCCAGGCCGAGGGCGGCGGTGAGTACCAGGACGATGATGCATTTCAGCAATTTGGACATGATTTACTCCTCAATGAGACTCAACGATTTCGATTTCCAGTGATAAATGTTTGGTTGAGGTGGCGGTTAGTTCCGGGTAATTCAAAAATCTGCCAAAAAGCGTGGTAAACCACCGTTCCGACGGAGTTCCATCGGGAAGGGCGTCGATGATCCAATCCTGACTCAGCCCCACCTTGTCCCGGAAAAAGCAAAACCGCCAGTATTTATCCTCTATTTTAAAGGTCTTCCACGGCAGCAGCAGTATCCGCCGGGGCCGCTGCACCTGTGTCCAGGGTTGCCCCCCTTTGGAGTAATCCACCTGGCTGTCATCCACACCGCCATACCGCCAATCATAGGCAAAAATCTTGGCATATTCGTCGTAGCAGCACAGGAAGACTCGACCGATGGCAAAATAGCCGTCCGGATTGGTCGGGTCCGCGAGTAGCACCCGCCAATATCTGGCCAAAATCTGATCGTCGCCCACCGGGGAAAAATAGATGATCCGGATGGGGTTTGGGGTATAATAGGCCCGCTCGGATTCGAGAAACACCCCGCCTGCCCCATGTTCTCCCGCTCCACCTTCCCCGGCGCCGATAATATCGGTCCAGGCGGGGAAAAGATCATTTCTTAAAAGATTCCCCTCGGCAAAAGCAGGATCGTCCGACGCCTGCACCCGCACCTGGCCGTTAAAGGTTAAATTGTGATTTACCAGGGCCAAACAGGTGCAGTACGTCGCTTCACCAAAATCCACCTGCCACCACTGATCAACCAGATCGGTTGAGCGCCAGGCCCGGGTGCGCAGGGGGTCTTGCAGGTTGATAACGGGCCAGGTATCCGCCTCGCTGGAGCAGCTCAGCGCCGCACCATCAAACTTGCGGTTATCCCAGATGATCCTGGTCTTGGCAGCCAAGCCTACCTCCACACCGTTAACTGTGAACGGTCATACATATCCAGTTCCAGCCCCTGTAACGCAAAGAGAGCGCCGTCGATTGCCACGATATCCCAGATATTGCGCCGGAAGGGCTGAATTTTGGTCTCCACCTGCTGGATTTCTCTTCTGGTGTTATAGAGATCAAGGTTTTTCTGCGCCAGAAGCGCCGCCTCGTCCCGATCAATAAGGCAGGTATCCTGGGGCCCTAAATCATGGGCCTCTCTGGAGTCTTCCAAGTCCAGGTTGTGCCGGGATATCTGCCGCCATTCCTGGCTCAGCCACTGCTGACGCGCCTGGGACACTCCGGAGGCGTTTTTGTTGGTGCTCCAGTTACGGTCATAGCGCACATAAACCCGCCGGTAAAAGTTATCACTGTTCTTCTCCCCGGTGCGGGATGGAAAATACTCCACGTCGGTGAGTGACAGGCTGGGAGCTCCGGCGGGGTCGACGATTTCCTTCAGATAAAATTTTCCGTCCAACGTGATGCTGTACACCGCCGGAATGCCAGTGAGCAGCATGTCGATGATCTCGCTGATGGCCGTGGGGGAATCCACCAGTAACCCGAGCTTATAGGGTATGGCGGTGTTAAAGGCCTCCATAATTGTGCCGATAAAATCCGCCTCTGTGTCCCAACCGGCCCAGGCCGCAATAACAGCCCGGATGATATCCGCCGCGGTATCCACCGCCGTGAGATCAACCGGAGTTACCATGCCCTTAACGTCGGCGGTGACATCGGTGGTGTCTTCCAAACCGGCGCAAAGCACGGTGGATATCAAGCGGAAGCGCCATTGATCGAAAAGCTCGAAATCCTGGCCGCTTTGGGTGTAAAACTGGACTGCAACCCCGTCCGCCAGGGGAATGGGGATCTCCTTGAACGTGAAGGCCCACAAATCATTGACCACAAAGGCCGGCGTGTAAGAGCTTCCTAGTGAAGACCCGTCCCCGGTATCATAATCGTCAACCCCGGGAACTCCCGGGGCCGTGAATTGCACCTGATATCCGGTTAAAATCTCTTGAGGTGATGTTGAGGTTGTTCCACTCCCGGAGTTTGCACCGATCACCCAATCAAACGTGGCGACGCCGCAAGCCCCGCCCAAAGTTATAGTGAGCTCAACATCCAGAGGATCGCCGGCCACCACCGATCCGGCGCCGGGGGCCGAACCGACCGGCACCCAGTTCCACGTGGGAGTCGAAATGCCATCTCCGGAAAATACGGCACTCAAGCCCCGGTTAAGGGGTATGGACAAAGAAGTAGGCGGTATGGTCGGCGGGTCAACGCTCAACACATCAACCGCCAAAGCAGTGCCGCCAGCGTCCCCCGCGTCGTAATCGTCAACCCCCGGCTCCCCTGGGGCGGTAAACTGCACCGAGTACCCGGAAAACAATTCGATGGGGGAGGTATCGGGGATTTGATTGTCCTCTGTCCAGGTAATTCCCCCATCATTTGACCACTTGAATCTGACCGCCCCGCCGACGTCGCCGCCCGTGGTTATTTCTACCTGCACCACATCATAGGGATTGAAGGCCGTGACGCTCATAACCCCGGGGGCCGAGGCGACAGGCGTCCACGAGCCGTCCTCATCCGGCTGCCAGGTCACCCCGCCGTCATCCGACCAGATAATCCGGGGCGGGATCGCGTCGCCAATATCCCCACCTCGAACCACCTTTACCTGATAGTTCAGCTTGCAATCGCCGCTATAGTCCCCGGAAACCGCCATAACCGCAGCTCCGGCCGCCGGGCTTTTGGTCACCGTATCCGGGGCCAGGTTCCAGGTAAGAAAGCCGCTCTGCCAGGTCAACCCTTGATCCGTGGAGTATCGGAATGTGGCCAGCCCCACCTCCGGGCCGGAGTTGCCTTGACTATTCAGCGCGGTGATGGAATCGATCTGGACCAGCCATTCCTGCTGAACGGCGACGCCGGCATAGGTACCGAAGGTCTCCAGGCTGGCGCTGCCCTCGCCGTCCTTATTCGCCGGGGACACGTCCTTCTGTTTGAACGTCCACAATCCTGCCCCCGCCGGAGCGCCGTTATAATAAATATTGTCCAGGGCGTGGATAACGGCCCCCGCCAGGGCGTAAAGACAGCTCCCGGGAGTGGTTTCCCGGACCAGGATCGGCTTATAGTTTTTCACCGTTCCCAAAGGCAAGGGAATCAACTGGTTCCAACTGTCCTCATCCACGAAGACGGATTCCCCCAGTTCAAAACTAGGAATCTTCAGGTCTAATTCCTGGGCCTTGTCGTACAGCCGGAAGGTGATGGTGCCGTCCCCTACGTCCCAACTCACCCCGCCGATGTGCCCGGAGAACAGGGTGTAGTAATCCGCCTCGGCGAATTCCTCCCCGCCCACCTTGAGCACCAGGTCCTGGCCGATGAAGGTATACGCCGATGACAACATCTCCCGCCAGGAGATGGAGTTGGCGCCGTCCGGCTTATATTCCAGGTCCTTGGCCCAGAGGGTCAAATCGCCCCAGGTGGGGACGTGGTTGGGAGTGAGGGTGTCGTTGCTCTGCCGGGTCAGGCGGGGCATTTCCTTGATGCAGGGCAGATAGAAGCGGCTCAACCGGTCCGCCGGATAATCGGAAAAATACAGGGGGATGATGGCGCCGTCCGCCACCCGCATGACGCTGGCCGTAATTAGAAAGATTTGCAGTTGGCCGCTACGGCCGGCCCACTCCTCGAAGGTCAATGCCGGCATTTAATGCGTCCTAACCCCTATTTCCCGTTGCACGTCCTTATCTTTTATCAGGTTGATGATTTCCCGTTTAGTCTGCTTGGAAATCACCTTGCCGTCCTGAGTCACTACCGTTATATGGGTGGTGGTGTGGTGCTGGATGATCTGCCCGGCCTGGCCGCCGGAGTCGGTATCAAATTTACCAACTACTCCCGACTTGACTCCCTTTTTAACAATATCCCGCCAGCCTTCCGCGGCCCAAGCCGGCAGAACCGTCTCGTCCTGGTGGAGCAGGCGCAGGCCAGTATTGCCCACTTGATAATCCCCACCAGCCGAACTTTTTATCATTCCGGCAGCCATAGTCCCCGCAAAAGCGAGAGCCCCCCAGGCAACCGCAACAGGAATATTGATCGGCCACGGGAGAGCTTCCATAACAGAACTGTATCCGGCGGCCGCCGCTTTAGCAGCATCCACCAGTATTTTGCCTTTAGCCAATTGGGTTATTAGCGAAATGCCTTGAAGTCCATAGCTGACCATTGCTCCATATCTCTGGGCCTCGCCGGTCACACCCGCAACGGTCATTAGCCCCTGGCCTAACTGCCAAACACTCGTTATGTTTCCCACCATCCCGGTAAAGCTCGATTGATAATCAGTAAGATAGTCGGTCTTAAAAAGTTCCTGGTTTTGGTCAATTAATTTGTCCTGCATTTTTGAATACGTATTGGCGTCTCTTTTTAGGTCTTTCCAATAATGGTCCTGGAGTTTTTGAATACCCCCCAGGTCTCTGCGTTCGCCCTTGTACATCTGATCCATAAGTTTTTCATAAGTCACCAATTGTCTGGTTTGATCCGCCCATGATTTATCCTGCCCGCCGCCCAGGGTATAGCCGATCTTTTCGGCCTTCTTCTCAAAGGATTGCAGCCCGCCGCCTCCCTCCAGGCCCCGGCCACCCACCGTCGTGACGTGCAATGGGTTGGCGGCGCTGCCATCAGGTTTGCCGCTTTTTCCCAGGATGGCCGATGCCGCTTCGGAAAACAGCTTATGAATGCCTTCCTTACCCAGGTTTAAAACAAAACTCTGGGCCATTGTCTTAACCAGTTCCATAAAATCAATCTTGGTTTTGGACAGCGCTCCCTGAATGCCCTGGGTCCAGGCGTCGGTGATAAAGGATTCCGCCCCCTCCATAAAATCAGCCCAGTTGTTTTTTTGCTTGTCCGCCTGGACCCGCTTGAAGGCCCAGCTTTGCAGCCCCTTGGCATTTTCCAGTTCGGCGTTGAACTGCTTTTGGACGTTCACCATTGCCAGGAGGCCCCGGTAAGTGTCTTTCTTTTCCTCATTAATTTCCTTGCCCACAAACCACTGCTCCAACTGCGCCTCGCTAATCTGTTTGTCCAATCGCAGGGATTTTGCCTTCCAGGCCACCTGATCTGCCAGCAGCAGGCTGGTTTCCGCCAGGGAGTCGTAATAGGTCTTGGCCTGCTGGTTCTCCTCCAGGGCCAGTTTGGCGGCCCGTTCCAGGGCGTGCTGGGCCATGACTTCCCGGACCTGGTCCTCTTCCTTGGCATGGCCCTTGACCGAGGACAACTTCTTGGTGTCCTCCGCCAACTGCGCCTCGGTGGTCTTGTGCATCTCCCCCAGATACCTTTTGTTTAGGTCGTCGCTAATCTTCTGCTCTTTGGCGGCCTTGAGTTCCGAGACGGCCAGCATGCCCTGCTTCAACTGCTCATCATCCATCGCCAGCTTTCTGACCTTGGCGTTGAGCTTGTCGGCCCAGGCCTCCACCCCGGCAAAGGCCCCCTCGGTCAGCTTGGCCTTCTCCTCGTTCAACTGCTTGAGCAGGCTTTCCAGGCTCTCGGTAGTATCCCGGCCCTTGCCGCCGCCGGCGCCGCCGCCACCACCGCCGCCGCCACCGCCGCTGCCAGGTTTTTTAGATTTTGGCGGGTCGGGCCACTGCGTGGCCCAATCAGGCAATTCCAGCATGCCGAAGTCTGGACTCAAAATCTGGGATTTCCCCAAGGCTTTTAGTCTCGCCTGCTCTTGGGCGGCAGCCAAACTGGTGTCTGGAATAGTCAGTTTTCTTTCCGGTGTAGCTCCAGGAGCAGGACCGCCCCCAACAAGCCAAGAAGGAAGGCCAGATAAAACTGCATTGATTACGAAGTTAAATGGACGGGAAATAAGGTCTATAACCCCCTGGATCTTGCCTCTAAGAGCATCAACCAGGACGACCGACCCCTCTGTGTCGACTGCTATCTTCCAAAAAGATGAGTTGCCAAGGAAATCTGAGGTTTTTTGAAGTTCTTTATAAAAGGCGGCATCCGCTTTGTCAGCTAAAGCATAGGCTTCCTGGATCACCGTCATCCAGCCCTGTGCTCCCCTGGAAGCGAAGTCCCAAGCCTTGTTGATCCCTGAGGTTGTTATATCGACTAAAGCTCCCGGAGTCCTCCAAAAAGCATCATTAATATTTGCAGCGATCTGTTGTCCAAAGGTTTTCTGGGATGGATCTTTCGGCATCTCAATCGACGCAGCCTTATTTATTCTGTCGGCGTAGTCGGCGGCCTGCTTCATGATCCAGGCGATTGTGGCCCAGCCCTTAGCAATCCCCACCATAAGGTCGTCTTTATGAGTTGTCAGATATTCATTGATATCCGAAACAAGGTTCACGATATCCTGGTAAGCGCCCATCAAGCCGCCGCGCCCCACCTGGGTCAACAAAGTACCGAGGGTTGAATACTGGCTTTCCAGGGTCTCTTGAATCTTTCCGTTGGCAAACTGCAGGCCCTTGAATTGCGAAGCAAGCCAGGTCACCACGTCGCCGATTTCCCGGTGCTTTTGCAACTCTTGTTCAAGGTTGGGTATGCGGTCTTTCAGCAGCATGCCCACCTGGTCCGTGGCCCGAGCTTGGCCAGTAATCATGGAGCGCAGTTCTTGGGCGATCTGCAGGCTTGCAACCTGTCCCTGGGTGGACAGCTTTACCCGGTCCACAATGATGCCCAGGGCGTCAATCTCTTCATGTTTCAGGACAATCCCCTTTTGAGCCAAAATATTCCAGGCCTGGGTCATATCCTTGCCGCTGGCAAAGTACCGCGCCGCTGCCAACTCCAATTCGTTATACATCCCCTGGGAGTAAGCCAACGCCTGATTGAAATTTTCCTGACCCTTGCTCTGATCCTCAGCCATGTCGGTCAGAGTGGCCGCCACCCCGATGGTGGTGAGCTTATAGTCGTCCACCGCCTGAATGCCGGCCTTGAAACTATCAACTACCAGGTTTCCCAGCTTATAGGCCGCGGAGATGACCAGGGCGTAAACGCCGATCTGTTTCATCAGGGAAGCGGCAAAGTCATCGGCTGCCGCCTTGCTGTCGGCGCTGCCCCTGGTAGATGCCTGGGTAAGCTCCTCCGTGGCCACCTTGGCATTCCGGATCTTCACCGTGCCCTGGTCGTCAACGTACAGCTCTATGGTCACCCGATCATTAGTAGCCATATTCCCCAGTGGCGCAGGCGTCCCCGCCTGCGGTCCTTATGCTTCACTGTCTTCCATCAAATCCTTCAAGTTCTCCCCGGTGCGCCACCGGGCCAGAATCATCAGCTTGCTAATGAGGTCCTCATTCCAGGGGACGTCCAGGGCGTCGGCCACCTGGCGCAGATTGGCCAGGTTGACGCCCCCCATGCCGTCGGTGAGGGCCAGGTCGCAGGCCTCCACCACCCGCCAGGCCGAAAGGTTCCCCGGCAGCAGTTGGGGTGGGTCGCAGACGCCGCAGGGCGGGGGGCCGGTGTTAAGGAACTCATGATCCTCCCGGCACTGCCGGCAGCCCCCCGGCTTTTCCCGCAGCCGCCATGCGACCCTCAGGAGTTTTTTCGCTCCGTCTCCAACTGCTCATCCTGAAACCGTTCCAGGTCGGTGACCACCTGGCGCACCACCGTGTCAAACCCGTAGGCCTCCCGCAGCAGCTCGATTTTGTACTCATCGGTGCAGGGGATAACCTCCGGGTATTCCGAGGTCTCGATGGGGATCAGGCGGGCGTAGGTCTCCCGCTTGATGCCGGCGGAGTCGCCCTCCCGCCAGTCCAGAATCACCCCGGCGTATTCCCGGAGGAGCTTTTCCGGATTGATCTTATCCAGGTTCTGGCCCGCCTGGCGGTCCCAGGTGGTCTCGGTGGCCCGCTCCAGCATCCGGGTCAACTCCCCCCGGGGCAGGTAACGCACCTGCATCTCAATACACAGACCGGTCACCGGGGCAAACCAGACAGTCTTTTCCACCCGCTTGCGCTGGCCTTTCACCGTTAAGCTCCGAACCGGTTGACGGGCCCGGACCCGGTGATTTCATAAGCCACAGTGGCGTTTTTGTCCTTGTCCTGGCCGAACTTCTGAGATTTGACCCGGCCCCCGGCCTCGGCGTTGGCCGCCACATCCGGGGCGAAATAGACCGTGGAATTGAGATAAAACCGGATATCCTGGACCAGACCGCCAGAAATGAAGTACGTGTCCAGGGCCTGCTGAAACGGATCATCCGGCCGCACCAGGCCGGAGAAGGTCGCCTTCCAGCCCATCATGGCTACGTCGGTGCGCTCCCACCCATCGCCGAATTCCGTGTCATCGGCCTCTTTGGCGTCCATCGTCAAGTCCCACTTGCCGATGCCCCGGATGAGGTCCGCCCCCAACTTCACCGCTGCATATCTGCCGCTTTCACCCATGATTCAATTTCCTCCCGGTAGCACAGGCTTCCAGCCTGTGGTCCTTTTGCTTCCATCCCCTTATCTGGCTTAGGCGTTGCCGATGAGAATAATTTCGTAGCTGCCCGCCGCCCCGGCGGAATTGGCAATCTTCAGCAGGTCCAGGATGGAGGTCACCGCGTAGCCCGCCGGATTCACCAGACAGAGAAAACTCTCCGGCGGCAGGACCACGATGTCGCTGACATCGGCCACCCAGTTGGAGAACTGCGTCGCCGCCGCCCCGCCCACGGAAATGGTCTGGGTGGCGCTTAGGTTCTTGATGATAATCGCCTTGATCTTGACGAAGTTCAGGGTAACTCCGAAGGCGTCGGTCAGCCCGCCGTACAGGTCTAGATCCTCGGTCGCCCCGTCGCCCAGGGAGCGGATATCGTGAAACAAGATGTTCGCCTGGCCGCTGCCGGTGCCGGTGGTGAACGCCTGTTCCAGGGTGTTGCTCAGCGAATCCCTGGGGTCGGCCAGGTCCAGATCCTTGATTTTCGTGGCCATGATCGCCAGCCGAATCAACGCATTTAAACTGTCAGCCATTGGGTCAGCCCTCCTGAGTTACGGTGTAGGAGGCGGCGTAAATCACCACCTCTTTGGTTATCAGCATCGCCTCGGCCTTGTTATAGGCCAGGGGGGTAAGATTGCTGTCCAGACTATGGTCTTTCAGGGCCGTGAACAGGTCATCAAGAATCCGGTAAGCCCCGGTATCGTCCCGCCGGCCCGCAGCCTCGCCCCGGAGATTGCGGCAGACCACCGTCAGGGAAAAAGTGTAGGCCAGCTCGTATTCGCCGAATGAAGCCGGCTCCCCGGGCAGTTCCTGCAGGCTCACCAGCACCGCCGGGGAGCGCAGCACCAACTCGGATATCTCCTGTTCCAGCTGTCCCTTGTAGCTGTCCACATGGGCCAGATAGGGCAGCTCCGCCCGGATCCGGGCGATGAGCAGGTCTTCAATTTGGGTAATGGTCAGCATAATGTCGTGGGGCAGGCGTCCCCGCCTGCCATCCTTTATAATCTCCGGGTCAGGATGTATTCCACCAAAGTCATTTCCAGATAATTGATGTCCTCATCCTGAAACATCAGATAAGGGCGGGCCGGGATATTGACCTTTTTGCCCCGCCCCGCCTTGCCGCCGAACTGGTGGATGGCGGCATATATGACGTTGGTGCCGATGCTGATCTTCCGGGACTCGGCGGTGTAACTGATGGAACGCCGCAGCCTGGCAGTATCGGTGAGAGGCAAGCGCCCTTCCCAGGCCGATTTACCGGTCTTGGTCATCTTGCCTTTTTTGCCCCAATGGGATTTCTTTCTCAGGGACCAGGCCACTTTGGTGGAAAATCGCAGCGCCGGCCATTTCGCAGGCCGCCCCCCGGCGGCAAAATTTTTGTCGATGCTGCCCTTCATATACTCGCCGAAGTTACGGAATACGCCGGACAGGTTGGCGCCCCGCTCCTCCATCCCCTGGAGCCGGGCCAGCACATCGGCGGCAAGAATTTTGACGGCGACTCCGGACATGCGCTAAAAATCCCCCATCGTGGTGCGGTTAAACACCCGCGTGGTGCTGATGACCTCCGTCACCTCCTGGGCATCCCCGGGCATCTCCACCCCCGCTGCCCCGATGATCTCAGCCTTGCCAACCCCCACCAGCTTCAGAAAAGCCACGGCGTCCTCGTATTTTTGCCGACGCACATCCGGGGCCACGGAGCGCCGGGAGTAGAGATGATAGAGGGCCATATCCACCGCCAGGGATTTCACCCGGGCCGGGGTCTCGGCGAGAGGCAACTGATACCGCACCGCCAGGTAGGAATCGATCTCGGCCGCAGCCTGGGCAATCATCTCGCTAACCACCGCCGCATCGGGCACATCCCCCGTCTCGGCCGTAATCTGGGCCAGTTCCAACTCGGGCACCAGTTTCAGCAGGTCGGCCTGGGTGCAGTAGGGCATCTTCTCCTCCTCAACTCAGCGTGTAATACCGCTCAATCTTCCTGACCGTGGCCAGGAAGGGAATCTCCTTGCCGTACTTTTCCAGTTGGTTGATCAGCACCGTCGAGCCGGTAAAGATCACGTGTTGGGCTTCGTCCTTTATAAATTGCACCGTCAGGCACCGGGGGGAGTTGTTTTTAAATTTGCTTTCCTTCACCCGGTAACCCGTGACCAGAATCTCCTGGTTAAGAATGCTGTCTATCTTGACCTTGTCGCCTGACAGGGGCCGGTCATCCTCGGCAAAATCGCTAAACCGCCTGGCAGGTGTTCCAGAGCTCATCGATCCCCAAGCTCCTCTTGAAGTTGTGGGCGTTGGCCCATTTGAGCCACCCCAGGGTGGAGGCCAGGGAGGAGCGGAACTGCTCCAGGGTTAGTTTTCCCCGGGCCAGAAGGCCTGGCAGCTTGCCCAGCCGCGCCTTTACCCGCTTGGCGGTGCTTTTCCGCAGCAGCAGATATTTAGGAAAATGCCGGTAGCCCAGGAAATCCACCCCCCGGCTCACCGGGAAGACGTCCTCTTTGCTCAACCGCAGCCGGAGCTGCTCGGCGAGGAAGCCCCGGATCTGGTTCAGGGCGGCGTGCAGGAACTTCTTGTCGTCGTGGAACAGGCAAAAGTCATCGCAGTAGCGCACATAACCCCTGACCCTGATGGTGTGTTTGACAAACCGGTCCAGTTCGTTCAAATAGAGATTGCCGAACCACTGGCTGGTATAGTTGCCGATGGGGGCGTTTTTGCCACCGGGCAGGCTGTAGATGATGTTCCCCAGGAGCCACAGGGTATCCCGGCATTTGATCTTGCGCTCCACCAGGCCGAAAAGCAGGTCGTGGTCAATGGAGGGATAGAACTTGGAGATGTCGCCCTTCAGACAATACCGGTATTTTCTGACCATCTCCATTGTCCGGCGGCTGCCGGCATGGAGACCTTTGCCCTGGCGGCAGGCATAAGACTCCGGGATGAACATGGCATCCCAGATAGGCTCGATGATGTTCATCAAGGCGTGTTGCACAATTCGGTCGGGGTAGAGAGGCAACCGGTAGATGGTCCTGGTCTTGGGCTCATGGATGACCTTCAGGCGATAAGTCGATGTGCAAAAGGTTTTGTTGACAAGGGACTTTCGCAGTTTGGCCAAATGCTCCTCCAGACCCCGCTCCACCCGTTTAACCGCGCTCTGCCAGGATTTTCCCCGCCTGGCCTTGACAAAGGCCAGCCTGAGGTTGTCCTCGGCCATGATGCGGTTAAACAGGTTGCCGTGTCGTTTCATAAAATTACCCGGGGTAACTTTCGCCGGAGCTACTGATTCCCCCGGGCCTCCGTCTGGTATTTTGCTGTCCCGGCCCTCCGGGAACAACATGGCCAAAAGGTTCAGCCAGGAGTTTCGCACCCTGTCTCCGTGCACCTGCGAGTGCCGATATTCGCATTCGTATTCCAGCGATAGTTATTCGCATTCCGGCACCGGGACCTGCAATTCGTCCCATTATTCCAATTGCCGCCCGCCAGGAGCTTCCCATTAACCTTCCAGCCAATTTGCCGCGCCCGCGAGGCGCGTTGTCGTGTTGCCATTTAATCGTTTTACCTGGGCTCCGCGCACCCGCGAGCGCCGATAAGCGCAATCGTATCCCAGCGAGAGTCAATCGCATTCCGGCACCGGGACCCGCAATACGCCCCATTAACCCAACCGCCGCCCGCCAGGACTTGTATAAAATTGCCCTGTTTGCAAAGTAGCCCCTTATTGCCGCCAGGATCACACCAATACCAGGCCGGTTCGGTATGAGTCATGGCCAAATCCATCGTAGCATTGGCAGCCCCGGGGCTGATGTATTCCAGCTGGTTGTCTGCCCCGTCATCGTAATTTACCGCCACCCCGTTGACGGCGGCGTTGGCATCATGTTTGATTGGGAGCAGATAGTTGGGATCATTGCTCAGAGCGTAGCAATCTTTCCCAAGAATGGTGTTGTTCACCAGGAACCGGTAGGGCAAGGTGGCGTCATAGTCAAAATACAATGGCAACCCACCCGTGGCTGCATCAGGGTCATGTTTGACTAGCAACTTATAATTGGTCCCAAAGGTGAGCACTTTATCAGCTGCGGCTGTGGCCATGTTGCAGCACAGATAAGGCGTCCCATCTACCCCAAACTTGACATAAATCGGATTGCCTCCGGGGACCGCAGCGTGGTACAAGATGGTGGTTTGCGATCCTGCCACATAGGCCACCGCGCCCCGGTCGTACCGATAGGACTGATCCCGGAGCCATTGCCATAGAGTCCCACAGCAGTCCTCGCAGCCAATATTACTAATCATGCGGCGGCTGGACGTGTCTACATGTCCTCCCGTGGTAACGGGGTCGGCCGATCCAAAGATATTAGTTTTCTGATTGCTGCCCTCGGCAATGGCGGCAAACTCGTCGTCGCTTAACAGCCGTTTTTTCACCGCCGCCAGGTCGTCAATAAAATCTATCCAGGTGCGGATATCGGTGATGGTCGCCCCATAAACACTGGCCGAGGTAGCCCCGGTAGAGGATTGTAGGTAGATGTCCACCCACACCCGGGCCGACTCCGACCATACCATCCCCTCAGGTTCGCACCAGGGGCGGTGGTTGAGGCACCAGACCGAAGCCGGGAGAATGGCCTTGACCGCAAAGCCTGTCAGCGTATGCCCGGCAATTGTGCCCGCAGCCACGCACAGACTATGAAACCCGCCAGTTTTGCGGGAGTTGTTGGCGGTAGCTCCAAAACCGCCGCCTGGAAAAGTGGAGTTGATGCTGACCAGGATTGGTTGTGTTTTCCCGGCCGGCACGAAGTCCAGCCCATAGATGTAATAATCTTTCCCTGCCTCGATGACCCCGGTGTCCAGATAATCGGCCACGGCAAAGGTGGTGTCCACATCCCAGCGCAACATCGTATGACGGCTACCGTTGATAATTTTGACCATCGTTCCCTCTTTGATGGTCAACTGCGTTTGAGAGGCCGCCACCAGGAAAGGAGTGTGGAGGGTGGAAATGTCAGGCAAATAGCGGGCGTAACGTCCCAAGCCAGCCTTATTTAACATGCTCCACCTCCTCCAGCTCCGGGATGATTGTTTGCTCCGGTATAGCGACCAATGCTTTCAGCCCCAGGCGGATAAAACACGCGGTAGGGTCTTCCCGCAGCTCCATCTGGTAGCACTTCAGTTTGCCGTCAACTTCCGCCTCCACCACCTTTTGGGTCGGGCTCGTAATTCCAGGCTTGCCGTCCGTGATCACCTTAGTTACCACCCACACCATCCGGGCCTCTTCCAGCTTCTTCATCTCTGCCTTGGCCTGGTCAGCGTATTTAGGCATGCCCAGGAGGTTCTCCATGTCCTGTTTGGTACCTATGGCCTTAGGAAATCCTCGCATTTCAGCCCCCTAAAAATAAACCTGGTAGCGCAAGGTGGCGTCCACCGCCCCGGTGCGGATAGCCCGGAAATTTTTGGCTCCGTCTGGGCCGGGCACAATAAATTCGTCGCCGTCCATCCGCAGCACCCCGGAATCAGCCGTAGGGGATCCGCCGTTTTCCCGGTACCGGAAATCGCCGCCCTCCACGTTCACCGTTACCAACTTGGGGGGCAGGCCGTTCCAGTCCAGCTTGTTGGCGTCGAAACCCACCCCCCCGGGGGTATCGTCCACGGTCAGGTCGCCGTAGTACCGGCACGTCAGGCCCGTTAAAAACAGTGCAGCATCCATAAGCTCTCCTGGAGGCGTGAGCCTAAGCGCTCGGAGGACGCTCAGGCTCAGACCTTACTTCTTGCCGGTCTTGACGTTTTTGGCTTCCGGTTTGGCCTCCGGAGCGGGCTCCGGTGTGGCACCCTGGATAAACCCCTCCAGCGCCGCATAAAGTGCCGCAGCCCGGATTATCTCCAGTTCGGTGGGCTGGAAGCCCGGCTTAACCTGGTTCAGGTCAAATTCCAGGGCCTCCATGCGGCCGATGCGCCGGTTGATAATTTCACCCGAGGTCAGCATTACGCCAACTCCGGGACCACCAGCAATTCGGCACTGCCCTGCCAGACGTTGGACTTAGAGCCACCAGCAGTGCTGTCCCCGATCACGAACTGGGCGTTGAGCAACTCCCGTGCCGAGGCCTCCAGGGAGGGCGGCACCACCAGCAGGTTAGGCTTGATCCCCAGTTTGCGGCCGTCGGCGTTCTCCAAGCCCATCATGGCGGCCCGGGCAGTGGAGTAGTAGGCCGGGGTGAAGGCCTGGGTGGATTTATAGGCAAGTTGCCACATGCCGTAGGCCGCAGCATAGCGGCAGTCCACCCCAAAGAGGAACTGCCGGCGCATGAAGACCTCGGGGTCGGTATCTTGGAACATGGTGACCAACTGCACGGCCTTGCGCAACTGGAAGATGAAGGGCTTGATGGGCCGGGAGGTGTCCATGAGATACCAGGAGGTGGAGGCCCCGGCGTCGTAATTACTCTGGGTGCTGGCGCCCTTGGGGTGGTCGGTGGCGAAGAAGTAGGAGCCGTCGTAGCAGTCCGCGGCCCCGCCGCCGTTGATGAGGTCGGCGAAGAGCTGGTTGGGGTGAAACTTGGCCTCCTGAGCCAAGGCGGAGACGATGGGGTTGTAGACCCCCAGCTGGTCGTCTTCGATGTCGTTCCGGTCCACCCCGACGGTGGCCTCATAGTCCTTGTTGGTCACGATCCATTCTTTGCCTTCCAGGGACTTGATCACGCGCTCATCGATCCACTCCCTCAGTCCCGGAAAATCCAGGAGAAACTTGTAGTCGATGGACCGCCCCGAGGAGGGTACCGTCATGGCCAGACGCTGATACCACGGGTCCGCCGCCCCCTGAAAGGCGGCGTTAAACACCGTGGACAGGCCCACATAGGTTTCTGCTAAAGTCGCTTGATTAATGATCATGGGTCATTCTCCCTTATTGTAGGGCAGGCGCCCCCGTGGGGCGGGCGTCCCCGCCCGCCGTCCTTATAGCTTCTACGCGGTCAGAATCTTCCGCGTCGCTTCCAGCCACACGCCGGCCAAGGCAAAATCATCGGTGCCCAATTGGCCATCCGTGGGATTGAAGATCAACGTCAATACCGATTGCACCGCCGGAATATCCGCCGCCGCGATGGCCCGGGTCTTTTCCTGCCATTTATCGGTCTGGGCCGTCAGAAATTCGCCCGACTCCCCGCCGCAGTCGGCATCGGCCAGCATCGAGGCGCCCAGGGCGGCAAAGTAGGCCTCGCAGGTGATGGTGGGGGAATCCGCTTCAGCTCCGCCGGCCTTGATAATGGCTCCCAAAAAGTGGACCACGATGTCCGCCGCCGGGTCCAGGTCCGGCGGAATGATGAACCTGGCCGCCATTTTGGTGGGGTTGGCGCCATTGTTCCACCGCAGCGCCACCTCTTTGTTGGTGAGCTGGGTAAAACCATCCGCCGCCCCATTGGCAAAGACCACCGTGGGGGCGCCGGTTTCCAGGGTGATCGCCGCCGGCTGGATCAGGTACTGCGCCGTTTTGGCACCCACGGCCAACTGGGCCAGGGCCGCCTCCACCGTGTCGACGGTGAAGTGGCCGGCCGTGTCGGTGATGGTCAGGGTGCCGCCGGCGGCCAAAGCCACCGGGACCGCCACGTCCACATCGATGAGCCCCCGGGTAACGGAAATAAACTTGACCAGGCGGCCGCAAAGGATGCTGTTGCCCGGCGTGGTCTCGTCAAAGGTCTGATCGTCCACCACGTACATGGGGTCGCCCACCATCGCCTGGGTGATGGAGGTGGCGGCCAGCTCAAAGATACCCTTGCGCCAGACCTTGATCCATACATCGCCACTGTTGCCGCTGGAGTTGTCCACCTGTTCCGCAGCGATGCCCACAAAGATATTGCCCGCGGCGTCCGCCCCCGGAATGGCATAGCCGTGGGCGGCGCCGATACACACCATCGTGCCGGCGTAGATTTTCACGCTCTGGTAAACCGGGAAGGCAAAGAGGATGCCTTCCTGGCGATTGGTCAAAATGTCCGCAGTTGCAGCCATAGTTCATTCTCCCTTATTAGTTCTGGGCCATTTGCTGTTTGGTGGCCAGGTGGGCTTCGGGTTTGATTCCCAGTTGCTTGCACACCGCCAGGCCGACTTCGTCCAAAACGCCGCCCGGCTTATTGTCGCTGGCCGGGATCTTCAGTCCGACCTCCGCCAGGACCACCGGGACCACGGCCATTTCGGCCTTGAACTCCGCCAGATCCCGCTGGGCCTGCTTCAGCTTGATCTCTCGCATGGCCGGGGTGATCTTCTTGGCCGCAATTGCCTCGTCCACCGCGGCTACCGCCTCGCTCAGGGTCTGGGCTGCCTTGAGTGCGGTCAGCTCCGTTTCCACCGCGGCCAAACGGTCCTGGTTGCTTTTCAGCCCCTTGATGGTGCCGATGATTTCCGATACCGAGGCGTCAGCCTTGAGAGCCAGCACCGTGGCAATCTCGGGCAGGGACGCGGCGTCGTCGGCCAATTTAAACCGCTGCTCCGCCAGGGCCAGGATTTCGCCTTCACCCTGCTCCCCGCTCAGTCCTAACAACTGCTTCAGTTTTTCAATCATGGCATTCGCCGCCTCCTGTTTCGTAGGGCGGGCGTCCCCGCCCGCCTCCTTATGGTCAGCCGCCGCCTTGGCCACTAACGGCGCCAAGCGGTTGATGGCCGGGACGTTGGTCAGGCCCACGTGCATCAAGGCCGTGGGGGTGCGGGTTTCCGGGTCCAGGCGCAGCACGGGCGAAAAATAGCGGTACTCCTTATTTTTCAGGTATTCGCTACCCTGGGGAGTCCACTCCACCCGGCCCCACAGCCCGTCCGGCCGGGCCTGCATTTCCTTGATCCAGCCCGCAGCGGGGGCACGTTCGCCCCCCAGGGACTGGTGCTCGTAGTCGATAACCATGTCAATGCCCCGGGCCCGGAACTTCTGTACCATAGACTCCGCCGACTCCAGGTCCAGGTTGAACGGCTCCCGGCCATCTGACAGGGAGATTTTTCCCAGGGGCAGCAGCCTGATCCACTCCGGCAAGGATCCCTGATCCCCCAGGGGCATGATGCGGGCAAGTTGTTCTATCATGACATTTCTCCTGAAGGTTCCAGGGGGCTGTCGGCCGGTTCATAGACAATATCGTTATCCTGGCCGGGGTATTTTTCAGTGTGGTCAAATTCGCCAGACATAACCTCATAAGGGATGCCGTTCAAAAAAGCGTCGCATTTCAATTCCCCCTGATAGTGTCTGCATTCTGCACATTGTAAGGGTATCGGGCTCATTTCGTTTTTATCCTTTCCATAAATGGTTTAACAAAATTTAATTCATTAGGTAATTTATTGAACTTCCATAACCTGAAGCATTCTGCAAAAAATTCCCTCGCGTTGGAAAATATATAATCTCCCACCTTATCCTGTATTTTACGTCGCTGTGGAGGGATATCTAATAGCTGATCATCAACACTTCTATGGAATAAACTCATTAATTTGTCGCACGGGCGGTCCCACCCTTGCTCATTTTTAAAATCTATGAAATGGCCAATTTCGTGCGTTATAGCCTCTTCTTTAGAAACATTTTTCATTAGCCCAGCATTATTAATTTTCCGTAAATTTGTTTCAAATATCTCCATATCTTTAATGTTTTTGGTGAAGACAAAGGCAGTTTCCTCCCCCTTCTTATAGCAAGCCATTAAAGCCTTATCTCCTTTGCCTTTCATACCCCATAACTTTCTCATCCTTTCGCTGGAATCAATATAGTCAAATTTTAAATTGCTACCGCCTATATTGTTTCTAATCGTCTTATTTATGAGATTTGCTACATCAAGAGAAATTCCCTTATAATTAACTCTTTTAGCAATATGGGTAGATGCCCATGTCTCTGCTTCCTTTATGGTTTTTGCCGCTATATATGGCCCTTTTGGGCGAACCAGGGCCGGAATCTGTGATGCGATTTCCGGCGCATATTTTCCTAAATCAGGCGCCCACGTGCCGCCCCGGGCCGGTGATACGAAATTATTACGTGGCCCAGCCGCCGGAGGCTCTCCCTGACTGACTTTCAGCCCCTGGCTATCAATCTCATTTTGGCTCAAGGTGAAAGCCGCACACCGGCAGTTATAGTCCCAGGGGGGCCAATACATCTTCCAAAATTCATGATCCAAAGAATAAATCAACCCATGCAGCGCCGCGTGCCGGGGCCGGGTGCGGCCATCCATCACCGCCGAATATCGGGCGTAAGGGCGCAGCGCCCGGTTAGCCTGGGCCTGCTCCCAGTGCCCGGCGCCGTAGCTGCTCAACACGTTGGTCCTGAACACCGTCTCCCGGTGCCAGGGCCGGGTTAACATATCCTCTGTGGTTTTGACAAAATCCCTCAGAGTCGTCCCTTTTTCCAGCGCCGCTTGCACCCCGTCAAACACCCGTTGCAGCTCATCCGCCTTATAGACGTAGGCGGCGGTGAAAGCCTTGACCTTTTCCGCCGCAGCCAGCTTGTCAAACTCTCCCCGGGTCATGATCCCCTTGGAGAGAAAGAATTCCACCGCCTCTTGAAAAGGCTGGTCCCAGGCGAAGGCGTCGCTGAAATCAGGCATTTTCCGCTCGCCCTTTCATGTAGGCCAGCATCCTGGCTTGGTAAAGCAGCTCGCCCAGTTCATCCGACGGCATTTCCGGGTACACGGCCAGGATGCTGTCCCGGATGCCCTCCAAAGATTCACCCGCCTGAATCAAATCCCAAACCGGCTTGAGCATCAAAACCGCGGCGTCCGCCGAGGCCGCCACCGCCGCCTGGCTCAACGCCTCTAATTCCTGCTGGGTTTTGATCACCTGTGCATCCTGGGGAATTAACTCCAACTCCCCCTCCCGCAGCGGCAAAATGGCCTTCATGGCCGCAGCGTCCCCCTTTTCGCCTTTTTTCCCTTTCCCCTTTTCCCCTTTTTCATTGGCGGGATGCCCCCCGGGGTTTTCATCGTCGGGGCCGGACGGCCCGGGGGGCTGTTGAGGTTGGGCGGGTTTAATGGAAGCCGTAGTGGGTTCATCTCCCTGGGGCTCGGGGATGCCGAAGTGGTCATAAATGTGGCTCAGAGGGATGGGCACCCCCATCTCGTCCAGATTTTTGCACACCTCCGAATCCAGCTTCAGGTCCGGCGAATCCGGCATCTGTAGACTAAAACCGGGAATCGGCTTATCCCAACCGAAGTTGAAGCCCACCAGAGGCCGGATCACTTGCTCCCGGATGGTCTCCGCCAGGGCCTCGGCGTCCGCCTCCAACAGGTCATCCCTGACCTCGGCCTGGACCTTGCCGGCCGAATAGGTCCCGGTGGAACCTTCGGTGTCGGTGGTCAAAGTCTGCCCCAGCACCGCCTTGGACATCTCCCGGTTGCAGAATGAGGCGAAGACCTGGTAGGGGTTGGTGGTCCCGGACAACCGGGAGGTGGCCTCCACGAACTCAATTTCGGTGGATTTGCTGATGATGCCGGCGGCGTCGGTCCCCAGATTGATAATGGCCTGGCGCAGGGCCTCCCGGTCCGCCGGCGAGGCGCTGGGTTCATATTTGCCCAGGCGCAGAGGCATCCCAAAGATCTCGTTGAACGCAGCCCAGTCCTTCAAAGCATAATTCTTGAACAGGTACATCCAGCCGCACACCCGGAGCACGCCGTTACGGGTGTCGTGACCCGAACGGGCCAGGTGGCGGTGATAAATCAACTGGAACGGCTGCGGCTCCACCCCGGCGGTGTTGTCTTCGGTGATTACCAGGGGGGTAAGGGAATTCATGAAGGTGATATTTTTCGGGTGGATGAGGTTGAAGCCGGCAATGACCCATTGATTTTTGTCGGTAGCCCATTTAAATTCCGCCGCGGCATAGCCGTGGCCCACGGCCCCCAGGAGGTGGGTAAACAGGGCCTTCAGCTTCATTTGTTCCAGCCACTCCCGCACCGCCTCGCCGATCTTTTTGTCTTCCGGTGCGTCCGAGGCGTCCTTCACCTGGTTCTCCAGCCCCAGCACCGCCAGGCGCCGGGTCCCCATGACGCTCATCAGGTGGGGGTCTTTCTCCTCCATCTCCTCGAACAGTTCCGCCTGGCTCCGGAGATCGCCGGCGTCGGCGGCGTAGAAGATGGTGGCCAACCGCGACGGCGTCAGCCCCCGGGAAGGGTACGAACTCCACCGGTCCCGGATGCTGGCGGTGGCGATCTCCCTGGTCTCGGGGCGCTTTAAGGCCGGGATAGGGCGGCCGAATTGGTCAAAAAGTTGCATTTCAGGACCCGTTTTTGCTGATTATGAGTTGCTTTACATTTTTATTTTTCTTCCCAATTCTATAATTTATTTTCTTCATCTCGATCTTAAACCCCTTAAATATTTTCCTAGTTTCAGGGACATCATTCATCGTCAGAATGAAATGCCCTTTTAGCCCTCTACAACTCGCGGCCAGCTTTTCAAAATCATCCTGCTCAAAAATGCCTTTGCCGTAGTCTCTTGTTTCACAACCCCAATAGGGCGGGTCTAAAAAGAAACAGGACTGCGGCCGGTCATATTTTGTTAAACATTTTTCCCAATCTAAACTTTCAATAGTTACCTTTTCCAACCTCAAGTGAATTTTAAAAAGGATTTCTTCCAGATTTCTCACACTGAAAAACTTCCTACCCCCCCCCCCGCAAAAAGAGAGTTATGAGGGTTTCTGCCGCCATAACAGACTCGCATTAGATAGTAATATCGAGCCGCTCGTTGAATATCAGTCAGCCCGGCCAGGGAGGTCAATTTGAACGCGTTAAACAGATTCCTGTCCCAAGAATACCAGCGAATTTCTTTGACAAACTCGTCATAATGATACTTGACTATCCTAAAGAGATTGCTGATTTCCCCGTTAATATCGTTGAACACCTCATCTTCCGACGGGTCTTTAGCCAGCAGCACCGCCCCCGAACCTCCAAAAACCTCACAGTAAAGGCGGTGCCCCGGCAGCTTTTCTACAATTCTCGGTGCCAGTTGATGTTTGCCGCCGATATAGGGAAAGAAAATACTCAAAACGCCCCCCTCGCCTGCACATTTCCCCCGCCGCTCCGGCGTTCTTCGGCAAATCGCCCGGCCTGCACCGTCTCGTATTCCACCGGCTGATAGGGAGTCATTACCCGGGCGGCGTTGGCCATGCAACCCGCCACCGCGGCGTCGCCGTGGCGCTGGCCGCCGTCCCGGCCCTGGGATTTCTTGCCCTCCGGCACCTTGGGAATACCCTTCTCCACCCGCAGCGCCCGGTGATCGTCCAGAATGTCGCCGTCCTTGGACATGTCAAAGGTGTGATCCTCCAGGGCCGCCTTATACTTGGGCATGTATTCCAGGTAAAACTGATTGGTGGGCATCACCTGGGTGATCCGGCCCTCGCCATAGCGTTGCATACACACTTCCGCCAGGTACTGGCCGTTGCCCCGGGCGTCCAGGGCCCCGCCCCGGAACACCGGCAGCCGGTCCACGATGAAAAACAGCACCTGTTTCTGCTGCTCAAAGGGGACGTTGCGCAACTCCACCAGGAACGGGGTGTGGCACTTCAGGGTTTGACCTTCCTGAATAGGCCAGATCACCGTCAAGTCACCGGAGCGCCCGAAATCCTCCCCGAAATAACACGGCCGGCCCTGGGGCAAGGCCTCCAGCAGCGGCAAAACGTTTTCCTCCAGCCAATCCTGACACTCCCCTTCCCGGATATGCTTGGGCTGCCGGGCGAATTCATCCTTGCAGCCCCAGCGCAGCACCGGGATCTCTGAATCCATGCAGGACTCAATGAGCATCCGGGTGAGATAGGCCCCGGCGCTGGAGGTGGGAATACAGAGCAGCTCCTCGTCGGCATCGTCACCGTAAAAGGCGAACAGCTCACCCCGCCAGGCCGCTTCGCCTTCCGGGGTCCATTCCCGCCCCAGGGTGAGACAGATGCGTTGATACAAACCTTCCGCCAGGGCGTCGTCGATGGTATCCCGGTGGAGGGTGTAGTTTTTCTTCCCGGCCCGGATATCCTGGATCAATTCGTTGAAGGGGTTGTCATCGCCGTTGTGGGTGGAAATCACCTCCACCCGGCCGCCCCACATGATCATGGCCAGCGCCGCCTTGAGCAGTCCGGCCAGGTCGTCATGAAACGCGGCCTCGTCGATAACAATCTTGCCTTGTTTGCCCCGGAGGTTGGCGGGCCGGGAAGACAGGGCCAAAATCTTGTGGCCCGAGGCGAAATTAATCCGGAAGGCCATGATATCCTTGCCGTCCCGGCCTTCGTTTTTGAAGATCACCTCGTCGATCTCCACTGCGGCCTTGTGGTATTCCCGGGCCCATCGGGCGCAGTCCTCAATATATTCCTGGGCCATGTCCTTGTTGTACCCGATATAGAACACGTCCATGCCGCTGACCGAGGCTGCGGTCAAAACGCTGTCCGCGGCATCACCCCAAGAGGCCCCGATGCGTCTCGACTTCTCCCACACCTTCACCGGACTGGCATCCGCCACCCAACGCTGCTGATAGGGCAGCAGCACCGGGGGAGGCGAGGGGCGGGCATTGCCGCTGGCAATTCCGGCGGTGGTGGATTTCATTGCACTCCCAAGATCCGGCGGCGAATTTCCTCCGCCGCTTCATCGCTCAACCCCGGCGCCTGGCCGGTCTTGGCGTCGGGCTGGTATTTGAGCTTCAACTCGTCGATCAGGGCCAGAGTCTGCTTTAAATCCTTGATAGCCGCAAAGGTGAGGCCCTCGGGGGAGGCCGCCAGGGTGTTGATCCGCCGGGCCATAACCATTTCCAAGGCCATAATCGCGTCTTGTGGGGTCGTAATCACCAGTGGCGCAGTCGTCTCGCCTGCGGACCTGGCCTCGCCCGGGGCCGGGGCCGGCGGCGGCGATCCCTTCAGGGCCGCCCCCGGCTCCCCTCCCCGGCCCTGGGTCTTTTCCCACATGGCCGCAGACAGTACCTTCTTGAACTCTCCATCGGCCAGGGCATTCGTTATCAGCTTGGCCCGGAGCAGAGTGCTATCCCTCCGGATCACCCCCAGGGCCAAACGAAATTCCTTTCGGGCCTCGGGCCAGTCGCGGCCCTCAATGGGGGTATCGGTACCCTCCGAGTTGCGGGCCTCCCACTCCTTTTCTTCCGCTGACCAGCGCTTCAACTGGGATACCGAGACGCCGGTGGCCCCGGCCACCTGGTCGAAGGTGAGGCCGTCCACCACGTACAGCTCTTTGGCCCGCTCCCGGACCTCCCAGGAATATTCCTGCGGCATCTATTTCCCCAGGACTTGGCGGATCACCTCCGCCTCCTGCAACTGCTCCCGGTACGCGATATGCAGGTTTGCCAGGTCCAGGGCCTGAGCGGCGATCATTTCGGTTTCCAGTCGCTCCACCGGCCGGGTGGGGTCCAAAAGATCCCGGAGGGATCGGACCAGCCCCTGCATCCGCAGCTGAGTGTCTCCCCGGCGTTTGCGGTTCAGGACCAGACGGCCCTCGAATTTGACGTGCTCTTCGCTCATTCAGCCACCCCCCCGGCCTTTCGTACCCGGTTCAATGGGCAAAAAATATTGTTTTTGATGTTGTGGTTCAAAGACTCGAATTGAGCCGTGTTCAGTACCACCATATCCTTGAGGGAGACGGCGATGGACTCGTAGTTTTTCACCAAAACCACGTTGGCGTCGTACATGGCGCTTCGGGCATCCATATCTTCTTTATACGCAGTCAAGATTTGTTTGGTATCCTCCCGGTAGGTGTTGAGCATCATGGCCATGTCTTCCCGGTGTTTAGCCGAGTCCTTATCCCTCGCCTTGCCGTCGAAATACCAGACCAAGAAAAACAACCCAGGCAGCCCCAGCCCCAGGGCCGGCCCTAAAAAGTAATTCAGGCCCAGGTGTTCCATCACGCCGCCGCGCCAGGGCCGCCGTTGACCTGAGTCTCCAGGTAGTTCAGGGCCTGGGGCCACAGGGGTTTTAGAACCCCGGCATAGACGGTTATGGTCAGCGTAAATGCCTTGATGCAGGCCTGGGGCAAGTTTGCCAGGCCCCCCTCTCCGGTGAGCACCACCTGGGCCAGGCCCGCCAGAAAGCAAACCGCCAGGGCGGTAACAAATTTGGCGTGGCTTGACCAGGTGGGCCGGGTAATTGCCGCAATTACCGCCGGCGCCAGGGCAAAGAGCAAATCTTGGGGATTCAAGGGAATATTCATTTCATCCTCATTGCCGCCACGGTGAGCGGCCCGGCTTCGCCGTCCACCTGCAGCCCGTGATCCCGCTGAAACTGCCGCACCGCGGCTGCGGCCAGGGGGCCGTACATGCCGTCCAGCTTGCCTTTGTAGTAGCCCCGGTCCTGCAGATTCTTCAGTATCTGGTCCACGTCCGGACCCCGCATATAGGGCGATGTCAGCTTAATGGTGCGCTGGATTTCTCCCCCCGGTGCCAAAGGGGAGGTGGGGGGGATTTTCGCCGCCGGGGCGGATTCCACTACCATGCTCCAAGGATAATACGGCCCCGGGTCGGGCTTGCGGCCCGGCGGTGTGGCCACCTCGCTGTGTCCCACTACGTCCTCAATGGGGTAGGCGGCGAATAGGGCCGCGATGACGGCCCGGTTGGCCTCGATCTGGACCGCGGGCCAAACACCCCCCACCCCGACGTTTTCGATACCGACGCTGAAGCCATTGACCCCGGTCCGGCCTTCGTAACACGACGCCCCGGCGTGCCAGCCCGCCAGGTTGAAGGGGAGCAATTGATAGATGTCGCCGTTCGTGTCGATCAACAGGTGGGCCGAAACCTGGGAACCCGGGTTGCACAGCCATCCCAAAGGACTGGCCAGGCCATTGGTGCCGGTGTAGTGGATGACGATCAGGCGGGGAGTGATGACCCCGCCATGATTGGGCGAGGGCCGGTACTCCACCCGCTTGCCGTCCCGATACAGAAAATGTTCTCTGACCGTAAAAAACATCCCTTTCCCCTAAACCGGTGATCCCCCGAACCGGCCTGACGGCCCGGCTTACGGCCTCGGGGGCACGGCCAGCCACGGCAATGGCTACTTGACGCCGGCCTGGTCAGCCAATTCCTGGGCCGCCTGGGCCTGCAATTCCAGCTGGTCAATCTGCATGACACTGGCGCATTTCTGCTTTTCAATGGCGTCGGCCAGGCCCAGGACCGTATCCGCGGCCACCACTGCCAGCCGGACATTGGCGTCCACCTGTGATCCCGGCGAACCCAACTGGGCCACCAGGGGATCATAAAAAGCGTTGACCAGCCCCACGGCGCCCTGAACCTTGGCAAAATTGCCGGGCTTGTCGCAGCAGCCGGCCGCCAGCAGCCCCGCCAGGATCAACAGCACCAAAACTCGTTTGCTCTTCATCTGTGCCTCCATGATTGTCTGCACGTGGTTCAATAATTGATTTGCTGCCAATCATTTAAGCAAAAAATCAAGACTTTATGTTAAAGGAGGTTCGTTAAATGTGAGGGGAGGTTCGTTAAATGTGAGGGCAGGGGGTAGAACGCCGGGAAAAGTAGCATTGCTACAAAAAGTGTACCATTTATAAAACCGTGTGGGGGCGGATTAGTGTCCGCCCCCGGTGAGTGAAACTACGCCGGTATCAAGCTGGCCAGCTTCTTGGCCGCCTGGCGGATATCCGCCGCGGTGCGGCTGAAGATCAACTGCAAGCCGAACACCTCATCTTCGCCGAGACAGACGTTCTCGGTGCTCATCAGGGCCGCCACCGCCAACAGCTTGCAGGCCAGGTGCTCCAGAGCGTCTATGGCCTCAGCCCGCGGCTGCGCCATGACCGGCCTCTTCTCCCCCCTTTAATAAAGGGGGGCTGGGGGGGATTTGGTTGACGTCGCATAAGGCCCGGGCCGCCAGGGCCCGGAAACGCTTGCGCCGCGGCCCCTGGCGCACCGGGGTGAATTCCAGGCCCCGGGCCTTCAGGAGCTTTTCGGCAACCTGCACCGCATCCCGGGGGACCCCCAGGGAGTTGGCCGCCTCCATCTGGGTGAAGCCCAGCCGCCGCAGGGCGATGAGCTGGCCCAGGTCCTCAAGGCTCAGGATCTCCGTGGGCAGGTCCTCCAGGAGCTTCAAGCCCTGCTCCAGCCCCAGCTCGAAGGCCTGGCGCACCGCCTGGCCGTTCACCAGTTCCCGCGCCCGCCGGGGCAGCCGGGCCAGCCACAGGCGGAATTCCTTGGCGATCCTGGTCTTGGCTAACATCCCCGCCAAGTTGCAGGCCGTTTCGGAGTAAAGTCGCTCGATGGGTCTTCCCAGGGGATTAACGGTCAGATTGACCGCTAATGTATATTTTTCCATTTCATCCCGATGCCTGCGGAACATCTTGCCCACTGACTGGCCTGGATCGGCAAAACCCAGGCACCGGCCCAGGTCTTCACCGGTTAGATAATCTTGCCCGTTCACCTCTAAAAAGGGAACCGGCATTTCGCCAAACTTCTCCACCCTTACCGGATACTGCTCGTTGCTGTTCATGGTGGTTCTCCTTTGGTTTTTTGCATGGGGCATAAAAAAACCGGCCCCGACGAGTGGTGCAAGGGAACCAAAGGTTACCCCCCGGGCCTCACGGTCACCGGGCCACTCGCCGGAGCCGGGCAGGTTGCCGACTCCTAAAATGGAAAACCCCCTTTCACGGCCCAGGATTGGGACGTTTTGGCCGGGGCAGCCCCTTTGGTTCTTTGCACCTCCATTGTGGGGCAGCCCGGCGGGGTTTGTCAAGTTATTTTTTATCTTCCCCCTTGGGGGTTTCCGGCTTGGGCGGAAGGTGCGCCACCTTCCACTCGGCAAAAGTCTGGATGGGCTGGGGCTTGAGGCCCGCCTTTTCCCGCTCCATATTGGTCCGGGCCATTTCGGTCTGGTAGCGGGAATAGGAGTCCATGATCCTGGCCTCCGCCTCCTTGTCCGCCGCCTCATCACTTGATTTGCTCATGGCATAACCGGCATAGCCCACCGCCGCCGCCAGGCAGCCGCCCGATGACATCACCATAAACGCCAACCCCAGAACTGCCAAGCCTCTCACCATCCGTTTCATCCTGCACCTCCTCACCTGAGATTTCCCATGCTGTTACCAGGGGCCGCCCCCTGTCAAGATTTTTCTGCCGGCCAGCGCCCTTTGGTCGGGCACGCCACAACGTCATTCACGCCCCACAATTTCCGCCGGCAGAGGTATTCCAGGCTGCCAGATTCCAGCAGCCAGCCGGCCCCGTAGACGATCAAATGGCGGCACGTTCCCCATTTGCCAAACCACCTGCCCTCGTAACCGGGGCAATTATCATCACCCATCGTACCCTCCTTTATTCATGTTCCTGGCGGTAGGCCTCCACCGCCGATTCAGGGATGCGGAGATCGCGCTGGCCCTGGCGCTCGCCGTCCAGTTTGCCCTGACGCACCAGCCGCCGCACATGCTGGTCGGTCACCCCCAACCGCCGGGCCGCCACGTTAGGCAACAATTTCTTATTGTCCATCCCTGCCCCCGTCTGTTCCCCGGCCCCCCGGGTCCTGACTGGCAACTGACTACTGACCACTGGCTACTGAAAAGATGCTCCCCGTTTCGCCGGGAGTCTGGGGTTTTCTGGCAAGAAAAACCCGCGCCTGCTGGGGCGATTAAACCGTGGTCTGGCATAGGCCCGGATAAGCTTCCCGCCTTCGGCATCGCCCCTTGGTCCGGGAGTCAGCGAGCCCCCCGAAGGAGTGGCGGACGGGCCTGGTGGTGTCAAATCATCATGCGGTCCCGGGAGCGCCAGCCGCCAGATGCGCCTCCAGGGCCTTCTTGGCTGCGGCCTTGGCCTCCGGCCCTCTGGCCTGGCGCAGCGCCCGGCTCAGGCGTAAAAACTCTCCCGTCCACTCCTGGTCATCTTGTGGCACTGTGGGACAGGCGCCCTCGCCTGTCGGCCTGAAACCTTGGGTCCTTAAACCCTCTTCCTTCTCTCTTAATTCCCGTTCCCGGCGCTGTGAGGTCTTTTCAGCCGCGCCCACCAGCACCTTGCACAGGTAATTGTGGTTGGTCAGCCCCTGAGAGGCCTGGTTGCAGGTGGCCCGCAGCGCCTCCCTAAACTCCTCCCGGCCCACCCGGTAGTGCGCCCGGCCGAACTCAAAACCGCCCGCCTGCCACATCTTCCAGACCTCCCGGGCCAGGCGCACCAGCTTAGGAATTTTCAGGGCGCGCTTGCCTTTGAAGAGATCCAGATATTCACGGACCAGGGACCAATCATCCCCGAAGGCGGCCGCGGCCCGGTGCAGGGCCAGCACGTCCGCAGCCTGGCTCAACTGCTCCAGGGTGACCTCAGCCCCGCAGGCCGGACAGAAGAGCTTAGTCAAGCCTAACCTCCGCAACATTCAGTGTGACCTTCTGATCCCGATTCCGGGCCGCAATCAGCCGCAGCCCCAGGGTTTCCGTATGAATGCCGCACAAGATCACATGATTGTTCTTGGTAACGATGATGGACCGGGTCGGCCGTCCGGAGGTGCAGTCCAGGAGCCGGCCTTCCTCCTTCGCCTGCAGGCGCAGCTTTTTCTGCGGCGACCCCTTGGGGGCCATGATGGCGTCCACTTCCCACCAGGGCACAACGTGCTCAAACCCGATATGCATCATTGCCTTCCTTCACGATCTCGCAGCCAGTCCCGTTGCACCGCCTTGCTGGCGTTCTTCCACCAGGACGGCCGGCGGGTGGGCTTTGTAGGGCGGGCGTCCTCGCCCGCCTTAAAGGGGGGGATTTGTATGGTCCCCGCCGCCTCGCACGTCTCGCAGGGGAAGCCCGGCAGGCAATAAAGGCTGAGTTGGTTCTCCAGGCAATGCCAGGGAGTCAGGCTCACCTTATAACCGGCGCATTCTATGGGCTTCAAGACGGTTTTTCTCCCTGAGATGTTTTCTGGGCGCCGGGTCCGGAGGCTGCCATTAACCGCTCTATATCCTCATCACCCCTGGCGGCCATGACCATAAGGGACCAAGCCACCAGCAGCACCATCCCTCCTACTACTCCCCCGATTAACCACCAGTCCATATGCCCGCCTCCTAACTCATCAAGAGCACCACCGCAGTGGCGATGATCAGCAATATGGTGAGAAACCCATTAACCAGGGTCTCCCCGAACTCCCGCCGGTCGGCCGCAGTCCGCAGGTATTCCCGATTAAACTCCCGGAGATAATGGCTCAACATATCCATCTCAAACCTCCTTTACCTCATAGGCGAACGTTTCCTTGATCTCCCGCCGGGTGCCGAGTATGGCCAAAACCTCGTCAGGCCACTCCTCTTTATTGTTCAAAGCCTCCCAGTCTACTGCCGCGGTGCGCCGGATAGCATCCTCGAACCCGTAGCGCTCCAGAGCCCCAAGAACATCCACCTTCCGGGGCTTGACCACATAGTCGGTCTTGTCGTAAAGCAGCGCCCCGTGGGGCAGGTCCAGGGAACAGGACCCCAGGCCGTCCACCGCAAAGAAGTCGGCCTGGTGCTCTTTCGCCAGGCTGAGGACGGCCTTGTCCAGTTCCGCCACCCGCTCCCGTAGCGGCTTCAAGGTCTTCTCCCAGTCCTGGTAAATTTGCGCCAACTCCAGGTCCGCCTGGGCCTTGCTGCGCGCCAGGGCATACTGGGCATTGGCCAACTCCGCCAGCAGCCGGTCGGCCTGACCCCTGGCCCCTGATCCCTGCCCCCTATCCTTCATCCGTCATCTCCAACGCCAACTGCCCGGCATAAGCCCCGGCGTTCATCTGGTTCAGCCGGGCCAGGCGGCCGATCTTGCGCTTCACCTGGCGCTCCACCCGGGTCACATATTCCCGGCGCTCGCTGTCGGAGGAGGGCAGATAGTAGCCCGGCTTGATGGAACAGCAGGAGTGGGCGATGAACACCGCCTCCTGGCCGTACTTCACTTCTTCGATGAGCTTCCGTAGTTTCCGGGTGCCGGTCATCTTGTTGCCCTCGTAGGGGCGCCGCATGACGATCTCGAACAGTTCCCCGGCCCCGATGGCCCGGGCCTTGCCGATGTGCTTGGTCATTTCATAGAGCAGCCGGCCCTTGGCCTGCTCCCGCTCCAGGTCCTGCTCCGCCTTTTTGAGCCGTTTCTGAGTCATGCTCATCCCTCCTTCCTGGCCTGCGCCAACTGCTTGCGCTTCTCCCTGGCCTCGGGGCTGGCCTCATAGATCAAGGCGATCTGCACCTTGTGCAATTGCCAGGGCTTAAGCCATTCCAACTTGCCCACCTTAAACATCCGGCGGGAGATGCCCTCGGCGTAGGCCCAGGGCCGGTCAAGGTTCGCCAGCAGCCCCTCGATGGCGGCAATGTAGGCCTGTTTGATCCGCTGCACCGCCGCCACTCGGGCCGACGGTTCCTTTTTCGGCCGGTAGTCGAACCCGCAGTCCGCCAAGTGCTGCATGGCCGCCTCAAACTGGGCCAGGGTCATATCCTTGGTGGACTTGACCGCGAACCGGGCCTTGATATCCGCCCGGTCCACCCCCAGCTTGCCGATGGCTACGTTCAACAGCTTCAGCTGAGCTGCGTTGATGCGCTGGTGGGGTTTCAATTGAGTTCCGCCTCCTCATAACTGGGCCGTGGTCCTTCCTTAATCCGCTTGGACATCTCCAAAGAGACGTTGGCGACATCAATGGATTGCTTCGCCTCCAGGAGGACCCCCACGCCGATCCGCAGCATCAGCTCCATCAGGTCAGAGATATTGCAGGTGGCGGCCGGATGTTTCATGGCCGCCAGCAAAGCCCGGGCCTCGGCCAACAACTCGCCCCGGCGCCGGCTTGATTCGAGATAATTCTTCATCCAGGCGATCATGGCTCCTCCAACTCGCTCACCACCAACCGGGCCGCGGCGGCCTTTTGCATCACATCCAGTGCCCCGGCATAAACCTCGTCCAGTTTGGCCAAAGCGGCCTTTTTCTGCTCGCGGCGCCGGCGCAGATATTCGGCCTTGTCCGCATCCCGGGGCAGCTCCGGCCCCGGATCACTCACCAAGCGGAATTTGTCGGGGCAATTTGCTGCCCCATGTGACAGGATTATCTGCACCACGCCTCGTTTTACCAGCCGGCCCAGGAATTCCAGGGCATATTCCCTGGGAGCCCCGGTCAATTCCTGGAGGTCCGTTACCGTCACCACTTGCCGAGCCCGCAACACCCGCCACATTACTTCTTTCCGGGTCGGCGGCGCCGCGGTTTTGCCCTGCCAATTGAACCAGCCGGGCCGCACCCGCTCTATTTCGCCGTCCTTCACCAGGGCCTGCACTGCCTTTTTCATACTGACCAGGTCAGCCCGGGTTTGCAGCCCCAACTTATCTCCCAGGTCGGCGTAGGGAAAAGACGCTCCATATTTTGCGGCCGCCTGGCGCACCCGGTTTTTGAGGCTGAAGCCCTTCATTGCTATTCGCCTCCCCATAGGTCCATTTTCAGGACCGTCTTGACCATTTCCCGGTCCACCTCGCTCACCCCTTTGCCGTAGGCGTATTCAAGCAGCCTGGCCGTGGCCCGCTTTACCGGCCGGAAGTCGCCGCCGCTCTTTTTGCCGATGGTGAAGGCGTCCTCCGGGGCCAGTTTCAGGCCCGCGGCCTCCTGGACATACTTCATGATCTCCGCCGCCTCAATGGGGCCGAATTCCACTTTTTCGAAGGTCCGGGACCACACCCGGCGGTTGCGCCGCAGGAAGGGGGCCAGCTCCTCTTCGCCGATGAGCACGAAAGGCGCCCCGGAAAAATCCGACAGGTCCCGGACGATCTCCAGGTGGCTCTGGGTCAGCCGGTCGAATTCGTCCAGCACCACCGGCGTGGGGTTGGCCTGCAACCGGTCAATGATCTCGGTAAAACAGGGTCCCTTGCGCACCGGCGGGTGTTTGATCCCCACCTCCCGGGACAAGGCCCGGAGAAACTCCACCTCCGAGGTGCGCCACAGGTGGGCCACCCGGAGAAACGGCCAGCCGTGGTGGCTGGTGAAATAGACCGCGGTGCGGGTCTTGCCCCGCCCCGCCTGGCCGTACACCGCCCCCAGCCGCCCTTCCCCGGCCGCGTCATTCAGGCCGTCCAGCATCATCTGAAAATTCCGCACGTTCCGGGTCTGCAAAAAGATCGGCTTCAACTTCGGCCGGGTGGTTTCCTTGCCTTGGGACATTTGCTTTCTCTCCTTAATTGACGGCCTGATAACAAACTGTCAGCATGGCCCGGCGCTCTTCGAAATAGTCTTTCTGCCGGGCGTAAATCTCGGTTTCTTCGAAATAGCGCTGCCAGGCCAGTTCCCGGCGGGGCAAAACGTAATTCTGCGCCTCCAGTTCCAACAACCGCTCATACCGGTCAGGGTCGGCCAGGCGCTCCAGCCCCTCGAACAGCAGCTCCGCCTCACCCACCGCCGCCGGCAATTCAAGGATGGCGCCCGGTGGCACAGGTGTGGCGCAGGAGCCCTCGCCTTCGGATCTTATATCTGTGGACTCTATCTCTTCATACTCCCGTTGAATCTTCTCCACGTCCCCCGCGCTCAAGGGCAACAACTTTGAACTTTGAACCTTGAACTTTGAACCCGCCTCCTCCACCAGTCCCCGGCTCTCCAAAAGCCGCCGGGTCTCCGGCACCACCACGTCCTCAGTGAAGGCCCGGGCCGCGGCCAGGGTTTTCTTTTTTAGGCGCTCCTGATTGGCCAGCTCGCCCTTGAGTTCTTGCTTGTCAGCCTCAGTGCCGGTGACCTTGGCCAGGGGGTGCACCAGGGTGGCCGCCCGGGCCTCACATATCCACTCCCCGGAGGTCTCGTACACCAGGATGCGGCTGCGGTCCTGGAAGTCATAGCGGATCATGGCCTGGTGCTTGCGACCGTAGAGTTCGGCGTGGCGGTAGAGGATGGGGCCGTCCGGCCCCGGCAGGCTGATTTCACCCCGCCGGATGCTCCGGATCTCCATCGTCATCATCAGCTCGGACAAGTGATTCTCGTCCACCCCCGGCCCGGCCTCGAAAATCTCCCGGGGGCATTGGCCCATGAGGTAACGGCTGCGGCTGGATTTCCGCCCGGCGTAGTCGTCAAAAAAGCCCGCCACCGCCAGGTGCGCCTGTTCGATGGAGGGCACAAAATTTCCCGTAATTTTGACGTGCATCCGCTGGTGCAGCTTTTCGTTCCGCCTCAACCGGGCCGGCTTATGCTCGATGCTCGTCCCGGTGTAGGACGGAAACCGCCGTTCCAACTCCGCAAAGTTGCCGAAGAAGCGCTCCACCGTCTTTGATTGGGCGTGGTAGGGCCGGGCGAAAATGGTCTGGATGCCCAGGCGTTCGAACAGCCCGGCCAGGCCCGACTCCGCTAAATTGCTACTGAAATATTTGGCCCCGAAGGCCCGGCCGTTGTCCAGATAGACGCACAAGGGCAGCTTCCCCAGGCGCAGGATGGCCCGGCGCAGGGCCGCGGCGATGGCCTGGGTCTGCTCCGTGGGCATGATCTCCCAGCCCAGGGGATAATTGGAGCGCATCTCGTAAAACAGGATAAGGGTCATGCGCTGGGGCTTGCCGGTCCAGGGATTGAGAATCTCGGCATTGATCGTGTGGCCGTCGGCCACCAGACAGTCGCCCACCTGGAGCCGCTCCGGGTCCCGCACCAGATAGGGGACGCAGTCGTCGTTCAATGCCTTTTCGCCCCGGCGGTAAAAGACCCACTGGTCGTAGTGGCGCTCCTTGAAATCCTCCAGCACCCGGGCCAGGGTGCGGTCCGACAGCCCCGGGTCCAGGCCCCGTGCCCGCATCAGCCTCCGGGCCTCGCTCACCGCCTCCTTGATGGGCTTGCGGTTGGGGTTCAGGGCCTGCCCCAGCAAAATCTTTTCCTGCTCCGGGGTGACGCCCCGGCGGCTACCGGTGATCTCCGAGCGCTCCTTCACCCGCCAGCGCTCCCCCCATTTGGGGGCCAGCATCATGGGGTCGCCCGTCTCCCGCAGGGCTTCGGCCCAGCGGTCCAGGGTCTGCCAGCTGGTCTTACCCAGGGCGGCGTACAACTGCGGCCAGGTCCCCAGGTTGTAGTCCCGCACAAAATCCTTTTTGGCCGCCTGCCCCCGTCCCCGCCCCGCCGCCTCCACCGCCCGGCGGTACAACCGCACCAGGTCGGCCCGCTTCAAGGCCAGGTCAAGAATCTTGGGGGGGAGGGTAGGGGGGGTGGCAGCACCGGCTTCCAGCCTGTGCCCCTTATCATCCTCTTTTAGGGCCAGCGCCCCACTTTCATGCCCATCCTGAGCTCCGGACCTGGAGGGAATTTGACCAGGTCGCCCCACTTCGGCCCTATTCCCCCGTAGGGGCGGACCCATGTGTCCGCCCAGTTCGCCCCCGGGCTGGGATGAGGGACTTATTCCATCCATTGCACGCACCCCGGATTCGAACAGCCCGCCCATATGTGGCCATTGCCGGTGTCCAGGCATTTAGGACAAATGGTTAACCCCTGATCGTTCATCCAAACATCTCCGCTTCCAGATGATCGGCGATCCGCCGTACCTTGAAGATCAACTCCCGGCCGATGGCCACCGCCGCCGCGTCTTTGCGCAGCAGCATGAAATCCGCCTTGGCCAGGGTCGCCAACCCATCGGTCAACAGCTTGTCCCCGGCCTCCAGGAGCTTCCGGCCCTTGTTAACGTCCTCGTCCAATGCCTCCAGGGCCACCAGGCGCTTTTTTAGGAGCTGGTTTTCCTTCTCGGACTTCTCGGTGGCCGCCGTCACCTTATGCTCTAATTCCAGGCGCAGCCTTTTGTTCTCCACCACGATCTGCTTATAGGTTTTGCCTAGCAGGTCCGCCTCGGTAAGTCCCTTGACCTCTCCGGTTTCGTCCAACTCGGTAAGCAGATCGTCAATCTGGGGGTCGGTCAGCCCCGCCAGCAGCGCCAACCCCTTTTGCCTCATACCGTCTTGCCCGAAAAGCCTCATAAATTTGGGCGATTTCGCCGCAAACCGCGCAAAACGCGTCAGGTATTGCTCTACGCGTGGAGTTACCCAGGGGAAGTGATCCACCATGATCTGCGAAAACGTTTTCGCATCTTCGTGTTCTCGTAAAAGCACTAGGCACATTCCCAACCCGGCGCCATGCCCCAGCATCCCGTCAGCAAAGCGCTTCCCCATCTGGATGACCGCTTCTCTGTTGTAGGGCACACCGTCAGGGTTGAAGGGTTTCAAGGTCCGTTCCAGGGCCTCGGCGTCCTCCTGCTCCCGGTCGTACATAGTTATGACGTTGTCATTTTTCTCGGTTTCACCCATGAGTTAAGCCTCTGATTTTTTATATTTTGCTTCCAGCCGTGCGATCCAGTTCTGTAAATTCTGCAACATGCGCATCGGCCCGCCCTGTTTATCCATGTCCTGACGCCAGCCCTTCGCACTTTTCTGGACCCAGCCTTTATCCACCAATGTGGCCAAAATCCGGTGGCAACTGCTCATCGGCACCTGCGCCCCCAGGGCCACCTCCTCTAAGGTCTTCCACTCCAGAATTTCGCCCCCGGCCAGAAACTCCACCACCGCCAGTGCCCGCTCCACCGCCTGAATCATCATGCTATTTCCCCGTAGAGGCGGACCTGGGTGTCTGACCTCTCCGCCTCATTCACCTGAAGCCGGCTGAAATCAAACCCCCGCAGCCCCCCGGCGTCACAAAACGTCCTCCCGGGACATGCCAGGTCGCAGTATCCCATTGAGCGCCAGAAGCACCGGGCCGACACGGCCTTTAACCCCGACTCCAGGCTGGCGTTCCGCTCCTCTAATTGCCCCACCTGGCGGAGCAGCTTCATAATCTGTTCCCCGGCCTCATCCGTAAGTCCGAACAGCCCGCGCTCTACCGCCGCGGTCAGGATGGTCTCGTTCATCTCATTACCTCTTCCGCCTGGTGGATGGCCGTGGCCAGTTGCGACAGGGTGAAATTGTCCGGCTGGATCAACACCCTCTTGGCCGCCTGGTAGATTTCATTTAAAGGGCCAATATCGGTGAGGTAGTAGCTGTGGGCGTCCGCCTTGTGCCGCGGGTGATTGTCGGGCCGGCTGTTTGTCTGCATGGCTGCTCCTTATCTATCCTCTTCCCTAAAGGAAGAGGACTGAGAGGGTTCCTTCCCAAACATCTTTGCCGGCACCCCTGCGGCGATGAGGGCCGCCATAACCTTGGGGCTGCTGAGCATGCCCTTATAGACCGCCTGGACGGTGTAGGCCTGCCCCGAGGTGTGCCGCAGGCCGGCGGCGATCTCCCGCACCGTGATATTCCGCCGCAGCATCTCCGCCCGGATCAGCCGCTTGCGTTCCTTGCGCTTTCTGAATTTATGCTTAGCCATAGCTGCCCCTAAAAACCGGTATGGCTTCCCGCCCCCGCCCGTGCTATTGTGGATTCGCCATAACGCCACAACCAAAGGAGGTGAGAAGCCATGCCGGTCTGTCCCTTAAAGTCTGCTGAAGTTGGTGCCATGCGGGTTGCGATCACCGCCGCCTGCAACCCAGACTGCGCCTGGTTTGTACCTGAAAAGGGCTGCGCCATTACTGTTATCGCCGCGGCACTAACTGACCAAAAGAAATCGTAACGTCTTGCTTGAGGGCGGTTGGAAAGTCCATCAAAACCACTTCCACATCCTCAATGGTTAAACCGCCCTCACCCTTAAAAATATCCACTGCCGCCTCTATCAAACGGTTCATCAGTTTCAACAACCTTTCTCTCTTGGCTGTCTCCAT